CGCGACACCGTATGGCTTGTATGGTTTCGTCCATACTTCGACGGTGTAGAGTTGGGCGTCATCGAGTTTTTCACGGATAGAGTTAATCTCCGCTTGGACGTGCGCAGGGTCACGTTGCATACCCATGGGGGTGACAGGAGCGATCCTGCATGTGTAAACGAGTACTTTTGATACTTCGGTAAGTTCACGTAGAGCCTCCTTGGCTCCGGGCATCCAGTCTCCTAGCTTCGGCCAAGAGTCTTCTAGGATTGTACCGTCCAAGTCAATAACAATGTTAGGCTTCTTCGTCATCGTCTTCGCCATCGAAGTGAAGTTCGAACTCACTGTGCTGGAGAATCTCGATACCACGATCAGAGTAAGCCTGCTCTAAGAACATAGCATCCTCATTGAACCTGCGCATCAACGCAGTAGCAAATTCTTCATATGTCTCGTCATCCGGGAACAAAAAGTTCTGACGGAAGTTGACGAAACCCATTTGTCGCTTACCCATAGGGTTCCTTTTCTGCCCAGGTAGTGCGGCTAGTTTCCAGTTCTACCTCAATAGGTAGTATCTCTTCGAGTCGAGCATCGGTCATCAACTTAGGAACCATGCCTACGAGTAGGTCAAATTCCTCATCGACAACATCGAAGATCAACTCATCGTGTACGGTCATTACTAGGTGCGATTCTAGCTTAGCTTCCGTAATCCAGTCGTGAACTTTGACCATACCCGCCCGCATAAGGTCTGCCGCGCAACCTTGAACAAGCGAATTGAGTGCCCGGTACGCGTATTCAGGGTGTAATTCCCTACCCCATAGCGTTCGGATATAACCACGCGATTCGAGTATCTTTTCGATATGCCCAGGTACCCAGGAGTTGTCATTCCATCTTGGTCGTGGATTCGATAAAGCTCGTATCCCCGGATTGAGCGCATAGAACTCAGTATGAAGTTGCTTAGCAGTCTTTCCTTCAGGTAACGATAGCCCCTCGTCGGCCAGCATGGTCTTAATTTTATTTGCTCCGGCCCCGTAAATGGAAGCGAAGTTAAAAGTTTTACCGAACTGCCGTTCTTCGTCAGAGGGAGTATCGCGTTCGCCGAGTAGACGGATCGCGGTTTGTCGATGCGGATCAAGTCCAGCCCGAAAATCCTCAGCCATCGCGGGGAAACCGATCTGAAAGAGGTAATACGCGAGTAATCTGTATTCGACTGCCTTGTAATCAGCAAAAACGAACTGATCGAGTTTGGGTTCGAAACCTGCCTTAATTGTCTTGTCAGAGCGAGGGATGTTTTGGAGGTTGATGCTTCCTTCCGCCTTTCGATTTCTAGGTCTAGATCAGCATTCTTCTGCCCCTCCCTACCCAAGTAGGGAGTACGGTACCATTCAAGACGGGGGTAGTTCTCCCTCGACCTGGAGGGGGACTGCTTCGACTCCTTCGCGCTTCGCAATCTCTTCATCAATCGCATAGAGTAACTCCGTTAAATTTCCTGCATAAGTGCTGATAAGTTCAGCCATGACGTAGAGTTCTGTATCAGTGAAACTATCAACTTTCTTCTTCTTAGCCCGAGGCATTTCCCTCATCCTTCTTGGCTGCTGCTGTCGCCTGCCGCCGTTCCTCAGTTCGCTTATCAATCTCTGCGCTAAGTTCATCTAAGATTCCAGATGCGGGGCCGGTGTAGTATCGCTGGTCTTCGAGTTCAATAAGTTCCTGATCGGTGAATGGAGCAAATCTACTCATCGATATACTTCCTCTCTGGCTCCTTGTCTAACACGGGCCAATGATTGGGGAGCCTAGTTTCCTTGCCGCCTTCAGGAGCGAATCCCAAAAGGTACATGGCCTTAGGCATATTCTTACGAGCGAGTCCTCCCAGCGAGATAACACCCGCAAGAGGAATTTCTCCTTCTACCACAGAATTCGAAACACTAAACAAGAAATCATGGTGGATCTTCTGAGCCTTATCCTTATCCTTGTAAGGGATATCCTCACACCATGTATCTACGTCAGGCCAACCCGCCCTCAGCATTTCAGTAAGCACTTCCCGGCGTAAGGTAGGCTTCTCATTCTCGTCATTGCCATCAATATTAACTCTACGAATGGGCATTAAATCCTCCGAAGTGCGATTACGATAAGAAGGATGATCAAAATGACCAACAGAGTTCCGACTCCGATATACATACTACCCTCCTAGTTATTAGATGCTCCGCCGCTGGCTGCTCTACCTGTGACTGTTCCCATCTGTCTGATCCAGGGATGCAGGATACCGTTATCGTATTCCTTGACCATGTTCACTAGGTAAGTGTTGCGTAATTTGTTATACTTGCGAAAGTGCAGAATTTCCCTACAAAACGCATCATCGATCTTCTTAAGTGTATCCGCTTCTGTATCAGCGGGAAACAATCCTCGTTGAGCTAACGCCTCTTTGATCTGGGGAGTAGACTTCGGTTTAAAATCTTCCTTACCAGTCATACTGCGTAACTTCATCTCGCTCTTGAGCAAGATGAATCCATACTCTTTCACCTTGTTCTGCACATACTCTAAACGAACGGCTAGTCCCTTAAATTCCATGTCCAGCAGGACGAGTCCGAGTTTACGCTCCTGATCATAAAGAGGACGGACTCCATCGGAGAGCATAGGTTCCATTGTCCTGTATAGGTCAAAGGTAAATCGTGCATCCTTGATTGCATAGGGAACAAGGAACTCACGAGATAACTTGTCGTATCCATCTTCCTTCTTAAGCTTGAGCCTACGACGTTCCTTCTGTAGAGCCTTAGCTTCATCAGTTTTCTTTCCTAGGACACTTTCCGCCAAGGGCTTAAGACCCTTAGGTCGGTTCTCATCAATCAGATGAGCGATCATTTCTGTGTCGTGATACCTATTATATGTGATGTCTTTGCGTTCAATAAGTCCAAGTAACAATAGTTTTTCAAAGTCGAACTTGGCATTGTGCAGTACCCATTTAGGCGTATCTCGCAGGATCGTAGACACTTGCATCTCACGGACAAAGTCTCCGAGTTCAATGTAGTGCTGCTCATTCTCCCACCCAATCGTTACGCAGAAAGCTGAGTCGTGCCACGTAAGTCCGGAAGTCTCAGTGTCCCAGGAAATAAGTTCTGGTCTATCTCTAAGCCACGCCTTGTAAGCTCGTTCAGCCTGGGCATCAAAGTTATACTTCTTAACTCTGGGCATCGAGGATCAGATCCAACGTTGCTTCGTCGTTGAAATCTTCAACCTTGAAGTACGCGGCCATAGCCTCCTTAGTCAGTTCCACTCCACGAGACTTAGCAAGTTCGATTACCTTGGACTTCTTCGCAGCCAAAGTATCTCCGGCTGCTTCCAACTGTCGGGTGTTATTACGTAGACTACGCTGTTCCCGTAGGAGATTTCGGTCGTCCTCGTTCCAGAGGTACAGTGCGACACCATACTGATGGGAGCACTTCTTGAGTGCTTCTGCGAGAGCAGTCTTGTAAGCCTTGTCAGGATCCTTCGCAATGTCTGCTCCTACTCCGTGAGCAACCTTACCTAATGCGCTAATCTTTCCATGGATCTTTGCGAAATAAGTTCCCTGCGCACTCTGAGGGTACATATCTTCACTAACAATTTCGAACGACCAATGAGTACCAAGCACTTCATTAAAGCGATTGATAACCTTGTCGATGCTGATGTAGTCTAGTCCATCCTTACCACCAGCACGCATACTTGTGTCGTCAACATCGAACTTAGCAGAGAGCTTCGTCAATAACTCTAGACTCATAGTCTTCGTATCCTTTTCTGGGGACAAACTTTCCATCCTCGATATGACCAACTTTGGTCTGACCTAATTCGTTACAGCCACAGTCGATAAAGCGACAATACGCTGCAAGATAGTGAGGCTTGAGAACTACGTCGTAAGCATTAGCTTTCTTGTTCCAAACCTTATGTAATTCACGATCTGGAAAGTTAGCGAGATACTGAGGATAAGGCTCCATCAGATACTCATCCACCAGACGCTTCTTCGTAGTCATAGCGTCTAGCAGTTCCATCTCGTCAATCAAGTTACAGTCCATAACCGCAGGCTGAAGATCCTTACCGGGTACCTCATCCTTAGGAAGATAGATAATACTAAACCCCTCAACTAGAGGAAAACCCATATTACGTAAAGCGTACCAGTAGGAAGAGACTTGCCAAATATGCCCTACTTTAGCTCCATCTCTAATAACGTATGGGAGCCCCGCCCCCTTGATAGTCTTCAAGTCCCCGAGGACGAAAGCCCTCCACTCAGGGCTCCAGATGAGCCAGTCCGCCGTACCGCTCCAACCTTCCGGGAAACCTTTCGTGCAGTCAATCTCGGTCAGTACAGTTGGCTTGAAGATCCTCTCATTCCCCAAACTTACGCCGAGTCCATCACGCAAGAGTTGCTCCAGCCAAGAATGCCACAGCGTCCCCGTATTCAACGTAACGTCGTTTGTGAACGTACGTCGGTACTCTGGCGCACCTGCCGCCCTTAACTGAGAATGCCGGAGAGGTTCGAGTAGACTAGAGGCATGAAGCAATCCGTCTGGCTGCTTCGCCTGCGCATCTAATCCCGCGCGAATCATCTCGGGCAAGTCGATTGGGAGAAGTCCCATAGACGCCTTTCTTTTCGCTTGTACTGTTTAAACGCTAGACCCTCTCCAAATATTCCACAGCGTCCAAAAGACGCATGGGATTATCGCGAAAGTAACCCAAACCTACGTTACAATGCAGACAGAGAAGTCCTCGAATCTTTCCGGTCGAGTGGCAATGATCGACCGATAGGGCTTTCCCGGATGAGTTGTGCCCTCCGCAAATCGCGCATACGCCATCTTGCTTTTCCAGCATATCATCGTAGTCTTTATACGTAAGACCGAAGTCCTTATAGAGTTGACGACCCCGAGCATCTTCATCGGGATAAGAGTTTTTAGGCATGAAGGTCTAAACGATGACGCATACGAAAAAATTCCCTCGAAGTCAATTAAGACCCCGAGGGAATAAAATCACGATCTGGAACGTTTTAAGAGCTAGTCCCTCCAATTTGAACCGTAGGTCGGGGGATTACGCATATCGCCGGATATCGATCCGGTCATCACGATAGTCGATGGCCTCAAGATAGGGGCCTCCTTCGTGACCCTGCGATGCGACGAACCCATCACCGAGGTATACCGCCACATGAGTGGGATCCCCCGCTCGTGGCCCATAGAATACAAGATCCCCTGGGAGAGCGTTGGATCGAGCTACACGAGTACCCTTAGCAATAAGAGTCCATGTGTTGCCGTAGCCGGTACTATACCCGGATACCACCGCGCTCAAACAAATCATGGCGAAGGCGGAACAGTCGCAACCATGCGCCTTCATCCCCGCTAGACTGGTCACGCATGGACGTGCCTGCGTGTAGTGGCAAGGAGCCTCATTGATCCCGGCATGGGCGACGTTGGCGATCTTCTGCCCAACCGTTAACGGTGGTGGCGGAATCAAACTCTTCTGCGTTTCCGCATTGAAGGTGCCATCGACGGTCAGTCCCTTCCGCTTCTGGTAGGAGACGATCATCTGACGACACTGAGTGCCCACACCCGGAACGGGAACTACTGTCCCATCAGCCTGCCTACGATAGACCCTGAATCCAGGGACAACGTAGTTGTACTTTATCGCATCCTTATATAGGGCGGTCTTAAGTTTAAGAGCTAGGGCAGTCGATAGGGCCATTATACCTCCGGGGTAGTCTTCGAAGGAGTAAGGTATCCCGCGAGCACGGGCAGATCAATCGTGACGATAGCTGCTAGAGACTCTTTCCACGTAGTCGTACCGTTGACCCATGCGAGAATCGCAGCGGAGTCTAGTCCGAGTGCGAGAGCTAGGGCGTTCTGAATCTTCGGGTGAAGCTTGAACCAGTTCATATTACTCCTTACGGGTACGGGTCTACACCCTTACATTTAGTTGGGGGATGAGGACTAAGCTGTTTCAAGAACTTCCATAGATCATCCGCCGATTTCTTACTAGCCTTAGCTGATACAGGGGGAGTCCGAGAATCTCGAACTGAGATTAGTAGTCGTGTACGTTGGGTACAAATAGCTCCTGCAAAAGCATTAGTGTCATTCTGTCTATCGATAGCCTGATGAGAGAGAACACCTGCTTGTGCCTGTAGTTGACTAATTACTGCATTGATCGTCTTTTGCTGAGCGACTATTTGTTCTTCCTGATTCTGAGCTAAGATCGCAGCCTTTGAAGCTATATTAATAGTATGGTTCTGCGGTCTAACGGCAAAAACATACACAATGGCAATAGAAACAATAACTGTAATAATAATGTAAGCAAGAGAGCCGATAGGCGCTCGCCATTTATCTCTCATTTTATTAGGATCAAGTTGTGTCATTAGTAAAGACCTACGACTAGATATATGAATAAGGCGATGACCCCTATTGCTAGGTATATGTCACCTAACCTTTCCAAATCTACTCTTCCTTTCTGAGACCGTTGATCACGGCTACCTGCCCGCCTAATAAGAGCCCGGCACATATCGCCGAGACTGTCGAATCGGTTGGTAGGCTTAAGAGCGGAAATAGTACCAGTTGTATACACAGACCGACTGCCCCGATAAGAGTCGCTCCCAAACGTCCTAGGAGAGATAGATTCCGGCGATACCAGTCCATGACGGAGGGAGGGGCTATGTGGGTCACGCATCGGCCCGACTGCTCTTGATTCGCAAGGGGAAGGAAGCCAGCGTATATTCCTGATCCTTCTTTGGATCAACGAGTCCAACAGCCATAGCCCCCACTAAATGTAATCTCTTCTGTTCTACTTCATCTTTAGTCATAATGCCCCCCTTCTAAAGTCCTAGGTAGGCCCGGAACGACTTACCTGCGTTCGTTACCTGACCCTCTGTATATCCTGTAGTTGCGTGTGCAAGCGTAGTTCCGTGTTGGTCTGCTGCCCATCCCATTTCTGTCTGGGCTCCTGTACCAAGCGCGGTAGCGATATGCTGACCGGCAGTAATCTTCTGTCCTACCTGAACATGCGGGATAAGAGACTCGGCAATATACACAAACTTCCCTGCATTTGGCCCACTAGTTAGCTTGTAGGTGATCATTGCTCCCGTGTTAGCCCCGTGTGCTCCAGGCCAACCAGTATCTTTAGTGTCTACTCGGGTTACCACTCCGTCTCCGAATGCCGGGATAGCGCCCTTTCCACGGAAGTCTACTCCCATGTCGGTGCGTCCGAGGTTAGCGGAACCCACGATACCGCCGATGACTGCGCCTCCGCGAGTCTGCTTCGTACCAGGTACTATCCCTGTAGGAGCGATTCCCGCTGAGGTAGGTGTTTGTCCCGTAATCGTAGGCTGCTGCGTAATTTGCTGAGTACCCTGCGGCTGAGGCATCATCGGAGAACCCGCTGTAGGGTTCATAAGTTGCGAGAGCAATAGGTTTCCGAGAGATGGCGCGACTCCTGAGGCCCTAGCCTGCGGTGAGTTCGCCATGGTGTACGCAAGTAGGTTTAGACGGTTGTTTTGAAGGGGTGTCGATGCGGCAGGCTGTACCTGCTGCGCCATCCCCTTATTCGTCGTCGGAGCTACGCCTGCGGCGGGAGTGGTAACGGCGTTGGGATTAGATCCAGCAAGAGTACTTCGGTACCATTGGGTAGCATCTGCAATTTCTGCTCCCTTATTAGCTGGTCGTTCAAATCGGTTAACACCTTGTTGAATTTGCGACTCAACCGTTCCAGAACCTCGGGTGATACCGAGTCTAGCGAGGGCGTTTGCAGCGTAATCTGCGTTCTTGCGAGGATTTGCATACGACTGATACTCCTTTTCGGGTAGACCTGTGAGCACGCCACCAGCGTTATTCAACTGGAAAGGGCCGATAGCGTGCCCACCGTCTCCATACGTACTCTGTCCTAGATTAGATTCGTGATGGGCTAGAGCAGCCATGACACGCCAGTCAACATTGTGTGCTGCTGCCGCTGACTTAATAGCGACCAGGGTATTCTGCTGCTGCGGTGTTAATGCCACTCTTCACCCCCTACTTGAACCAGTTTCCATTGACAGACGACTTCCGAGTACTCTTTCGCTTCTTAGCGACGTGGAAGCCACTTGCATTTCGGGCCTTGGTATCTGCACTCTTCTTTTGCTCCTGTGCCGCCTTAACATCAATCGACTTCGCAGGGATACCCAGAATAGTGTTGAGTACCTGCGTCTGCCAATCCTTGGCAATAGTGTCTTGATGCTGAGTCTTCGGCTTGCCCGTAGGAGTGAAGAGATTATGAATGTCTGTCGGGTCACGCTTTGCCGAACCGGGAGTACCGGCTGGAAGTAGCGTCTCCAGAAGCTTAGGGATCGGTAGGTTAACGGCTACATTTCCGAAAGCCCCGCCTAATGCTCCATGCCCCGACAGGAAGTTCTTCTTGATCGGTGCGCCAGTGAGCAGGCTCATCCCTGTAGTTGCCTCGATAGGAGCCGTAACAAGGGGTGAGAGGTTCGCTGTCAGATCCGATGGAGCCTGTCCGGGTTTACCCGACACTAGAGCGCCTATCGTTTTGATCGTATCTGCTACAGTAGCCTCTGGATTCAGAACCTTCGCGTTGAACACGGAGGATCGTGCATCCTTACCATAGCCTAACGCACGAAGAAGATGCGATGGGATATACTGGTTCATATAACCAGGAAGATCGCCCATCATCTGTTGCTGTTGCTTAGAACCGTTTTGTCCAATATGAGTGATCATTGCCGCAGTAAGCGGACGATCAGTTAGTAGTCTATAATAGGAGCGTGCAGCGTGCCTAGTCCAAGCGTAGAAGGGCATGATATCGCGGACTCTTTCCTCTCCCTTGGAGAAGTGTCGATAGTCACCAGCGACATCATCAATATGATCGCCGATCTGAGCGATAATACCCTTGTGCTTTTTATCCGCAGCAACTATGGCCTGATGGAGACGTGTCTCCCCGGCTTCATTTACAGCAGGGCTCCCACGGAGCCTTCGCAACTCCGCGCGTACCTCAGGCATTGCCTTAGCGCTCGCGATCATGGAAGCTCGTCTGACCATATGTTCGTGGAACCCAACTACGCGGTATGGGGCATTAAGAGTAGCGGCTAGTTTACCCTCGCGCTTGATGGCGTGGGCCTGGCCGAAGCTAAGATGCCTCGACGCGAATAGCTTTTCCAGCGTGCTCTCTTCGTTCCTCGCTCCAACTAGTGCGTGAATCCCTCCTGGCCCTGCGTGACGCAGAGCGTACATTAGGGAGTTACCCACGATGTTGTTGACGATGAACGGAGCGGGCCTACCAGCAAGTACCATGTGCTTCCACACGCGCTGAGGATTCTTATAGAATGCCTGCGCTAGTCCGGAAGATTTCTGGTACTCGGGAGCAAGTGCATCGACCACCTTCTGTGGGATAATTAGCTTATGACCATCGGCGGCTGCACCCGCTGAATCGGTAACGTGATTGTCAAGGAATTGACGAGTCATATCATGGGCGTTACCGTTCTCAAGATGGTGAGCCATTTCCTTGCGGAATTGGTCGATGTACTCGTTCATATACGGACGAGCAACACTCATCTTAGTCAATGCCACGTAACCCTTAGGGACTCCCTTACCGTGGTACGCCGTAGCGTGCGCACGAAGAGTCTCTGCAATATCCGCCGCATGTGCGACCATGACAGAAGTCATAGCCTGCTTCGCGAGGATAAGCGGATCGTGGTTAATCACACCCGCCATATAGAGAGAACCGAGGTTCTGTTGATTTTTAATGCTAGTAGCCAGTCCTCCAGAATATTTGGACTCTCGCGAGACTCCCTCCTTAGGAATATCGAGCGCGAGCTTATCCGGGAAGTAGACCGGCTCTGCATAACCGATTTTCTTGTGGGTAGTCTGCAACTTTTTAAGCTCATTCGCGATACCGTTCTTGTGATAGAGTGCGCGACTAACATCAGGGGCAGAGAGAGGGAACGCTTCGTCCAGATACGCTTGTGCCTCTTCAGGCTTGATCTTCGTAATCTTGCTAGCATCGACTCTCGCACGGAAATTGTTGGAGACATTGCCCTTGCGGCTAATGAGTGCGACCTTGCCATCCTCGCCCAGATCAGCGAGCTTGAGTTCGCCTCGGTGCTCTACCAGCGCCAGCTTATCGGGTTCGAAGGTTGCGCCCTTTCGAAGTAGCTGATGGAGATACTTACGAGTCTCAGTCTGCTCAAAGGGCAACTTACGAACCTGAGCGTCTAGATGTGCGGCATCCTTAGCTGCGTCACGAGCAATAAGAACTTTGCGAACATCACGACTAAGCTTAACATCACTAAGAGCAGAATGAATATTGACTCGGTGTTCCGGGTCGGCTTCATATCCCTTCTCCTTCTTAAGCTTCATGTGTGCGGCTTGAACCTCATGGAAGAGACGCTGCGCCTTAGGATCAAGAAGTGCCTGCTCTGTGCTAGGTTCCATCTGGCGGAGAGATCCGACTAAATCGTCCATACGACGCTGCATAGCCATATCCTTCATCATCCACTGATGCTGAATCTTCTTAGTGTCAGTTTCAAGGGGCTTAATGTGCTGATGCGCATCTATCTTCGTCTTAAGCTTAGAGATATCTGTAGCAGTCTTCTCGTTATGCACATCGATGTGATGACGCATATCCTTGAGAATAGTCAGCGGAGCCTGGCCTGTACTCACCGCGATGTACGCAGTATGAACATGACCGGCCTTAAGCTTAATAGCTGCATTACGATAGGTGTCAACTACGGTCTTCGACCGTGCTGTCTTCTCAGCAGTAATACGTGCTAGAGAGCGCGCTGCCCTAGCCGATTCCCCCATAAGAGGGGTCTGGTTAGGCAGTTGCTTTGTGATCTGATCGAAAGCCTTCTGACGTAGGCGGATGACTGGATTAGCAGAGAACCTGCCCATATCGATGGGGGCTTCCGCTGTCTCTCCGATCTTGCTAGTCATCTGCAATGTGCGCTCTGCGCCCACGCCGAACTTACCAAGCATACCTAATCGTGCTGCGATACCTGCTCCACCAGTCAGAAGACCGGCAGTGTCGAGGATGGGGCCGAGAGGATGCTCATAGAAATTGTGGAGAAACTTATTGTAATCACCGGTTAGGAGGGGCGACCACTGAGCCTTCTCTCCTTTGTAAATCTCTTTGGCGGACGTAATAGGATTCTGTGTGGCAAGATGAACGATGCCCGCAGGCAGTCCCTCCGCACTTGTAACCACGTCCCCCGCAAGATGAGCAAGAAATCCTCCGATATCTGAGTGATGCCCGGGGTGAGAAGCCTTAGCTAGGGCTAAAGCTGTCTTAGCATAGCTGTCGGTCTTACTCAGCCCCGGGAACCATAGTCCTGCGTTAGAAGTCTGGCCGGAGTTGCCACTAGGGAACCATTCGCCCTGAGTCGCCATGTTACCTCCTTAGCCGATCTTCTTCCCTTGTTTATTAACATAAGCCTGCTTCGCATCATCCCAATGTGCATTAGGATTGCTCTTGGCCCAATTCTGGTTTACGACGCTCTTGATGAACTTAGTCACCTGAGGGCCGCTATAGCCTAGCTGGTTCTTCGTGTATTCGATCATGCCGCTGAGAGCTGCGTTCGGCCCTGCTGCCCGACTAAATAGCTTATGAAGCTGATTACCTAGACCAACTCGATTGGGAACCGAGACTGCATTCCAAGGAAGCTGCTGATTTTGATTGTTAGCTGGATGCAAGATCTTAAAGATCTGAGCATTCGCAAGTCTCTGCGACTGATTAGCCTGCTGTCCATTAATTAATAGACGCTGCTGATTAAGCGCATTCGTAAGGTTCTGACCCTTGACCTGTCCGGGAAGAAGCGCCGTAGTGGCGTCTAGTCCCTGCTGGTTCTTGGTAAGGCCCTGATACGCAGATGCGATCTGAGGTAGAGCTAACGCAGCCGTAGTCTTCTGGTTGAGTAGAGTTCCTTCATTATTAATGTAGTTCGTCTGCTCCTGCTGCTTAAGACCTTCGGCATCAGTCTGATACTTCGTCTGAGCCTGCCCCTTGGCAGCGATCTGACCTAGAAGCTGAGAGCGTAGAGCTGCGACAGAGTTGATGTTATTCGACTGCTGCGTAGTCTCCGCCTGCTGCTGGTTATTACCAACATTCACCTGCTGCTGAGCATTCTGCTGGTTCATAATGGCCGCAAGATTTGAAGCAAAGTCCGAATTCGATGCGCCCTGTCCCGCTAGTCCTCCCGCAGCGGCTCCCGAGAGCCCGAGGCTGGCTGCAATCTTAGCGGCCATACCTGACTGGTCAGCGACGTTCTTGGCTCCGGCAGCGGCACCTGTTGCGGTAGCGGTCGCGGCCAGATCATTAACGGGCTTATAGTAGTTGGCAATGTTCTGTTCAGCCCCCGGTTCTGCGCCATTAAGCATTCCAATCTGATCTTTAAGCTGGCCGATGACCGGGCCGTACTCCATATTAGCCTGAGCCTGGGAGTACATTTCTGGGTCGAGGGTTGGCTTCTGTAGATTAATGTTAGCCGGATTCAGAGACTTTGAATACTGATCCATAAGTTCCTGGAGGGTACCCGGAAGTGCTCCATTGCTATTCACCTGAGTAGAGTCTGGGGTCACATTGAAAGGATTACTCTGCTGAGTGCCCTGATGGCGTCCTAGCGGAGCAGTCTGTGCTCCCTTTTTACCGGAAGTCTTTGCCTGATTCTGTCCCCCGAAAGGGAGATTAGTCGTAGGCGACGATAGCACTTGCTGGGCAGACCGTTCCTGCTGGGTAGGATTGTGGGCATTCCATATGTCCACGCCCTTACCGCTCGTCTTCTGGAAGTGCATTAGGGCTTTAACCAGCCTAGGTGTCGAACCGCCTGTAGGGTCTACATTATACCCGTGCTGAATGAGCATATTGCGAGTAGCATCAATGGAGGTACCGTTGCCTGTGTTACCAGGAATAGGCTGTCCTCCAGCGGGATTCGAATAGATCGGAACCCCGCGAATATTCGCAATAGGCTTCCTAGGATCAGGGGGAATAGTAACTCCACCCGCAATAGTAGGATGTACCTGCGCTAACTTAGTAGCGCCATTGCCTCCGCTCTTAATAGGAACGGCCATTTAACACCCCCTTACATTGCATGAATACCGCTATTTCCTGGTTTACCAATTACAGGCTTCTTGCTCTTAGCTGCCGCGGCTGCGATTGTAGCCGGTGGTAGATAAGATGCAACGGAGTTTCCAATACCAGCCTGAGGGGTTTCTGATGGACTTGCCTGCTGAGAAAGCTGCTGAAGTAGCTTGTTGTAGTTCGCAATCGCATCGTTCTGCGCGTTCTGCTGAGCATTCCACTGAGCTTGATCTTCGCCAAGTTGTGTATTGTCCGTGTTGTACGTCTGTAGTGCGCCTGTACGAGCGTTGCCAATATCTGCAAGACCGCCTTGAAACTGCTGTCCAGCCGTGTTGCGCTGTAGTCCCGACTGGTACGCGACCAGACGAGCCCGCTGAGCACCAAGACCAGAGTCCTGATTCAGACCGCGAGAATGTTCTGCCCGATCATCAGCCATTAATGCGCCACCCGCGCTATGCAATATTTGCTGAATCGTACCGTATTGGTTACCGGCATCGAGATTTGTCGTTCCGTCTTTATAGCCCATCTGGTTATACAGGAGTGATTGTTTCTGCTGTAACTGCGCTAGGGCCGTATTATATGCCGTATTGATGTTAGTCTGTCGTCCAGCGAAATCAGGAGGCGCACTATATGTATCTGTTGCTGCCATATGCCCTCCTTATCTAACTCTAAACGGGACGATATTGATGAGACGCTGTGCGATTCTTCCCGTACCTGCGTTGACTGCTCGTAGCCTGATCTTCAACTTGTCACCAGCAACAACTCCTGTATGGAGGTAATACGGTCGTCCGAAGCGTACGCCTGCGTCCACCTTGAAGGTGAAAACTGACCAATCATCATTAGCACCGAAGGCTCCAATGTCATAGCTAATAGCAGCACCAGTCGTGTAATTCGAGACTGAATTGGACAAGTCCGAATGCAGAGCTACTAGCCAATCCCCCGAAAGAGGGAAAGACATTTCCTGAGCATTGGTTGGTGCTACATAAGTAAGACTGGTTGTAGTATCCGCAGCGGTACTGAAGTTAACCGCAGGGCCTCCGCCCATATGATACCAGTAATTCTCAGCGGAGTTATAAGAAAACATCCATTCGAGATTTACCGCAGGGGAAGTATTCACGAAGGCTCCAGAGGCCCTGTAACGTACCATCTGCCCGTCCTGAGCCCCTGTGGGTAGGCCGGTGACAAGTTTAGCTAGACGATTAGGTACCCATTGATTCTGCTGGGCATCCCATATAGGAACATCTCCCGAACGTGCTTGACGTAGAGCAGGGCCAAAATTAGTCACTAGACTCTACCTACCTTCTGCCACTTGAACCCGATAGAAGTAATCTTCAGAGTCCATCGACCGAACTGACCAGCACCAACGGTGTTGTATATCTTAATTCCTAGATAACGATTTCGCCTCAGGAACTTAGTCCTAGTCGTTGTGATCACATTTGACGTATTTGCATACGCCGTTGTTAGAACCGTCCAACTAGCTGCAAGACCAGATTCTCCTAGACCAGGAGCAATCTCTGTCACCATACGCGTATTACCTGTAGAATACGTATTGATGATCTGTTTGAAAGCCTTAAGACGAAGAGGATCTTTACAAGAGTAACGCTTACTCTCGAAGTAAGGATCTGGAGATAGAGCCAGGTTTACCTGATCGGGATAATCGACTCCGTTCTGTTCTGTGAATAATGTCGAAAAGTCACAGACGTAGAAAGCTGTAGTCAATACTCCCTGAGTTAGGTAGTAAGCGCTTTGGTTAATCTTAGCTGATCCAATTAGGAACAAGTTAAAGATAAAGGATAGAGCGCGAGTAGGTATGTAAATAGCTCCCGAACCTAGTCCCGTAGATCCTGTTGGATTGCTAGATACACCATTTTTGATGATGTAATACAACTGAACAGGATTGTAGAATCCACTCGATGGCGGGGTATTCGAGTTACAGCTATACACATATGTGTCATTGTAAACCGCTCCGCTGATCTTATTGATCCGGGGATCAAAGTACGCCATAGTCGAAGTATAGTTAGCTCCGAGGCTGCGTTCTACCAGATTAACCGCAGGATGAACCCCGTCGAACTGATAAATTCCGCTACGCCCACACCAGATAACTGTTCCCTTATAGCCTACCACACTGTTGAGACATAGACAACCATCGTCTAGAATCTTATTGAGTGCAAAGTTGTCGGGACTATCCCCGGTGATCGCAAAGGTTTCGTTCTCCTTGAAGATCAGTAGCATATTCTGCATAGGCCAAATAGCTCTGATCGGAAGGTTCTGCCCGACCGACGAAGGAACCTGGATAAAGTCCCCGTCTTGGCTCTGCATATCGATAGAATACTGATTGCGATAGTCCGAGTACCAAACTCGGGAATGCATGTCTCCTACACCCACAGTTGTTGGCTGATCTTCTCTAGCAAACCACTGAAGTCCCGCGTACGTAGCATTCAATGCGCCGGGAAAGTATCTCGGGTTTGTCGTAGGGGAAATTGTATAGAAGCCGAAGTTATACAGCGTCAGAGGCCATGCATAATAGGGCTCATTGTCCATCGCTATAGTTGCATTACTCGTTAGAGTTAATCCTTCTTCTCCCTGAACAGACGTAACCGCTCCACCAATGTTAGCTCCGTCTCGTGCGCGCACAAGATTCCAGCTATTAGTGTTAAGACCCTGCGAGAGAAACTTTGTACCTGATCCAATCACAGTAGGACTTCCTACAACGGTTGAGATACGGCCCTTAGCGACTAGGAGACCCCATCCTCGAATCGAGCGGAGGGCGTATGCTGCCGTAGTCAATGCGTTTGTAGCAGGACTTTCTAGGATAAGCTGGGTGTTGTTCACTACGCTTTTAACAACACCGACCTGGAACATATTGGTCGTGTCGGAAATCATAAGGAACATACCAGAAGTAACATTAGCTAACCAGGTAGTGCCTGTGCCGTTAACAGTAGTGGAACCTGCCGTCGTGGTGATAGTACCCGTCGCGTAATCGGCCTTTGTCCCTCCACGCCAGTGGAAAAGACACTGCCTACCAGTCTGAGAGAGCGTCGTGTTTAGCTCTTGAGTACCAACCCAGACACCGCCACCAAGGGCAGGCTTTGCATCTACAAGACAGTCACTCGTGGTAGGCATAGCGCTATCGATAACCGTGCTGAACTGTACGTTATGTGCGTCATCCGCGAGGACAGAGAAGTTAAGATTAGCAGCACCCTGATCCTGGGTAACAGACGCAATATGCGTTGTACCATCAGGGGCTACCGTCGAAAAGATCCCGCGTACATTCTTGGAAAGTCCAGCGAAGGTGCTCGCATTCTGAACGGTATTCTTGATAGGGCCACGACTATAAATCTTACCTGGCTTATCAAGAAACATATCCTGAATTACAACTGCTTCGTTGTCTGAAATTTGGTCGGGAAGCATGGAAAGATTAACGCCCGCGTTATAGGGGCCAACCTCATGTTGATCAAGGACACTAGCCATGCTTCACCCCCTAGTAATCAAATGCGTCGTTCTCAAAGATATCGATAATCCGGTCTGGCCTATCGTACTGCCAGCCCCATAGATCGGCTCGAACCTTCTGGATTTTAGCTTGGTATAGTCCATCGAAATACTGAGCAGTTGTCGGATCGTCCTCCATCGCATTCGCCTTAGCAAGGGCTCCGAGGACAAGTAAGCGGTGATGATCGACCGGGAAGATTGGCGAGGAATCGCTACCTCCCGTAGTCGGAGTCGTCAACGCTGCGGGCCGCTTCACGTAATCTACCGATAGCGTATACACGGCATCGGGGACATTATAGAGTTTAATAGTATTGCCCAGACGATAGTACCAGACGGGTTCTCCACGCGTAAGCATGTAGATAGAGAACCGCTTCTCGATAGTCTCCCTACGTTCAGGAGACAGAAAGTTGCCGGTAGTCGTGTTGAGAATATTGAGCACTGCACGCCAGTCAGCAGGCATGTTCGTGAGGATCGGATTGCCTACTACCGTAAGGACAGAGGCATTCGTCGTCTCAAGGAACGGCCACACTTCTAGGGAACAGAATTCGTAATAGGTATCGTTCAGGAAACTAAGAGCGCGAAGATCAGTTAGATCTGAGAAACCGTGATCACTCATTTCCACGATCATTTCAGTTGCGAGCATTAGTCTCCTTTCTTAGGAACCTTTCTTAGGCTCTTGTGGTTAGGATGCTCGCCTGCCTTGCGAATTTCAAACTCCATAGCCTCAGCCGTAGCCTCAACGTGGTCATTCTCAAGGTCATACCATGCAGCCTTTTTACGGTCTTCATTTCTCTTATTCATATCCTGACGGAGTTTATCTCCGTGTCTAGACGCATCGTGCTGGTACAGCCACTTAACTACATCGTCTTCATGCGGTATGGCTTCTTCGTTCCAGCCTACGACCGGAATCTCCGGGGGATCCCATCCCCGAGGCATGGTGATATAAACGCACATCTGCCCTGTGTCTGGGTTACGTTTAAATGAGCATCGTTCTTCATATTCTTTAACTGCCTTATGCACTCTTAGGTGCTTCGGGGTAACGTCACCGAGCCCCGGAACGTACAATGTGGACATAGTGTTTCCTTTGTTGTTAGCTGAGTCTACACGATTCGAACGTGTATTGTCTGGGTCAGAGCCAGCCTTCCTACCGTTAGAAGAAGTCTCAGTGAGGGGCAGTTTATACTCATGCCCAGGAGTACGATTGGCTTAGAAGCCGGGATCGGCAGCCGAGTTGACCTGAACCGCAGTCATCACGAACTGAACGTTCCGACGAGTAAGACCGAACTGCATGTAACGCGCTAGAGTTGCCTCGTAGGCGTCGTAACCGAGATTACGATGCAGAGTCTGCCCATCCTCGTCCAGGAAGTGCCAGTCGTCATTGCTGAAGACCTTGAGGTACCGCTCGTCAAGGAGGTACACCTTGCCGTACGGAGCATCAATATCAGCGACCACGGGCTTACCCATGAACGTTAGAGCCTCGAAACCACCCGCAAGGTTCAGCGGATCGGTGAACTTCGTGGTCTGCGTGAACAGATCGAAGTAACCGCGCTGAACGCCTAGCGAAGTGATAACCAGACTCGTCTGACCACCAGCCTGACGCACGCGGTTGAACGCCTGCATCAGCTTATCCATCGACAGGTTAGCCGACGTGGTATCGCGGAGAACGTCCCAGAAAGCGCCCGCAGCGACCGTCGCGTCAATCGTACCGAACACGTTGGCAGCAGTAGGAACTGCGTTCTGGAGGCCGTTGATTTCCGCCGTCACCGTCTGACCGACAGCGCCCGCGCGGAACACGAAGTTAGACGAGGACGTGGTAACCACGGCACCCGAAATCGTGATCGACGGGGTAGCTGGCGTAATAGCGGTGATCGAGCGACCCTGAGCGATGGACTGCTGGTTGGCAACGACCCCGATATCGACAAGCATACCGACGTAAAGCTGACCCTTATTGATCGCCTCGTTGAAACCCGTACCCGACAGAACCACAACAGCGGAGGCAGTCGTGGTACCACAAGTCGTGATAACACCGTCGCCCGTACCGTAGATCTGGCGTGCAAGATCCTTACGAAGGTCGTTTCGAATAAAGTCTAGCTCAGACTTAAGCGACTGAAGGAAGGATCCAGCGTCACTCGAAGTCTTAACCATGGACAGACCAGTTGCGCGCACGGTGCCATATAGACCGGTAAGATCATAATGGGCATTCGTGTACGACTGGTTTCCTGCATCAGGCAGCGGAGCACCCTCGGCGCGTGCGCCAATGGAACCCGTGCGGCCCGTATGAACCGGAACCACAACATACTTACCAAAGATTTCCTGCGTGGAAGTATCAAGCCGCTGGAGAAGAAGCACATCGTTATTGATCTGCTCAATCACCGGAGGAAGGTAATACTCCTTCAGGATACCCGATAGGGTAGTAAGGGTGGCACCGGAGAGAGTGGTGAAAGCCACTGTTTCTCCTTAATACGAAGGGTTGACAACCCCACGTTAAGGACTAGTCGTTAGCAGTAATCTGCCTCCAACGCTCCATCGCTGCCTTATGGGCATCTTCAAGATTGTCGAAGGACTTCGGAGCCTCTGCGGCGACCTGGTTGGCCGGTGCAGGGTCGAGAGCACTAGAAACCGAAGCCTTCTGATCAAGTAGCTGACGTGCGAAATAATCTCGCATAACACCATACTTCTCGCTAGCCTGGATGAGATTACCACCCGTAGACCATGCAAGTTCCATGATATTACCAAGATCATCGTCGCCATACTCGGGATGAGAAGTCCTAATGATCTGCTCCTGACGGAGCGCCTCATTAGCAAGATACGTCTGTGTGCGCTCCTGCTCGATCTTAGTCTCCCACTCTTCTAGACGTGCAAGTCTAGCCTCAAGTGCGGGGGATACTCCCCCTTCATCATCGTCATAGTCATCCGAAAGATCAGTAGTAACCTGCTGTGCAGCCTGGGTAGCTGCCTCCTGTGGAGACAATCCCATCTGCTCAAGCGCGGTCTTCATGTTCTCGAATGCCTGAACGAGAAATTCAGGGTCGTTAGACAGCCGAGTAACGTACTCGACCGACTGACGCGCAATGTCCGGATCTAGACCTTCGAACTGCTTTCGCTGTTCTGCTAGTTCCTGCGTCTTGCGCGTATAGTCCGACTGGAAACTCTTCTTCGCGTTGTCCACGAGAGCGCGGGCCTCGGGAGGAAGGGTTGCGTAGAGGGACTCGTCAAAGCTCGTAAGGGAATCCGACGGATCGGTTGTTCCAGCCTCGACCTGTGGAGTAGGTGCTTCCTGTACCGGGGCTTGTTCCTGGGTAGGCGCAGCTTCCGGAGCTACCGGTTCTGCAAAGCTAGCCATGAGTGCCTCGGTCGCCTGTGCGTCCGACTCAATTGCCATTCTGTTTTACTCCTTAATCATGCAAGGGACTGGTGAGTGCTTTCCTTTTTGGGATAGCTTGTTCCACAATCTCTGCATCAATGATAGCCTCACGGGTGTGTGAAGCCTCAATAGCACCTTGAGCGAATTCTCGCCCAATCTCCCGCATTTCTTCCGGCGAAGGAAGCGCGCTGGTGTGCTCAACTCTTTGTGTCGCAAGACCTAAGGCCATGCGCACCTTGTCGTCTAGAATACCAACGACTTTAATCAGATTAGAAAGATCCTTAACCGTAGTCTGAGGGAGCATTTCCTGGATCTTCATCAAGGCTGCGTCTCGTGTAGACACCGCAGCTTCTACGAAGCCAGGAATTACTTTATCCTCTGCGCTGGTTACGACCCCTTCTGGCGGGCCTTTCTCGGCCCACGACTTCTTCCAGTTACGAACAGTCTGCTCGGGAACTCCGGTTTCCCGGGTGGCACGTTTGACGTTGCCATCCGAGATTCCGAGAGACATATATACGGCAGCCTTTTGTTCATCTGTATAACTACTTGGACGACCCACTAGGCTTTCCCTTATTTTTGGCAGCTTGCTTCTGGGTCGCTAGCTTAACGTGATGCGCCTGATGATTGTGCTGATGGGCCTGCTGATGCAGTTCCTCCGCGTGAGTCATCTGTTGCGTCGTCTTCGCGATATCGGCCTGAGTCTTAGCTGTCTTATTTGCAGACTCCTGCTGGATTGCAGCAGCCTGTGCCTCCTGAACCGGGTCAACGTTCTGAGGATCACTATGAATAGTGTCGTCAATAACTGCCGAGTCAAGCGGCGCTTCGTTCGTGAACTGTTCCGGCTGAACATCGTAGATGCCAGCGCGATTGAGAATCTCGGTCGCCACGGTCGGCGTAGCCGTCGTATTGATCCGCATGTTGACCGCAGGCCCCTTGACATTGGGCAGCGGCAGATTCCGGATGATCTGGTATGTAGCATCATAATGAGTAATGAAATCGGCCTGAGTCTGCTCCGGTAGAGCTTCGAACTCGATAGACTTCATAAACAGAGAATGCTGTTCACGATGGGTCTGATAGTCCTCGAAGTGTGTAGGCTGTAGCCCCTGCTCATGCACATACTGCTGCATCTCCTGAGCGGATGTAAACGGCTGCCCTGAATCAGGATTAACCGGAACACCAAACTTAGGATCTGGGGTATTGATAGTCTGCATAGCCTGTCGAACTGCGTCCGCATTAACCGGACGACCCTCAATAATCTTGTCATGCTCACGTAGTGCCTGATCCTCGTCCGAGGCAATTGCTGCCAGCGGGCCGTTAAGGTCAGCCACGTTCATGTGCTTAAGACCATTCTGTGGGGAAATATACCCCTTCTCTACAAGAGCCTGGATCTGAGCCATTCGTCCAGCCCGGGTACGTGGTAGTCCCGAGCCAGCCTCGACAGAGATTGTAACTCCGCCATTAATGTCTGCCTTGGTAAATTCCTTAACCTGTGTAGATCCGTTTGCACCCTTGATTGCGAGTAGTCTTGGCTCAATATAGTATTGCTGAGCGAGTCCGAGAAGATGCTGTCCGAGTTGCCCAATTGACTTCTCCATTAGTTTAATCGCCGGAGCGATACGATCCGAGGACATTTCCTGTAGTAGATCGATTGCAGTAAATGCTTCCACGTTGGGAGGCAGAGTTCCGCCATCAATCTCACTGGTGTAGAATGCGTCCTTGAGGCGCTGAGAGATATCCGCCAGGTGTTCGAAGACATACGGAGGCATACTAGGTAGAGTTTCAATTTCTGGCTTCATCCCCGCGATAGGTGTGAACTGGTAGATCGCGCCGGGTTCGTTGGTCATGCGCTCACGCATGGAACCTACGGGAGCCCAGACTCGCGGCTTGATCGTAAGGTTCTTATACTCAACGATCTGACTGATCGTACGATTCAACTCCTGCTGAAGGGGAATCGCGTGCTCAACGACACTGGAGTCATATAGCTGACCCGGGATCTTAAGCATACCAAACTTAATGAGAGGAAGCTCGTGACTAGGAAACGGCCAGGGCTGGTCATCAAGAATTTTATCATTCGAATCGCTCCAACAGACCACACGCCCCTTGGGCAATACTGGTGTGGGGCGGAAATAACCGGTAATGACCCTGCATGTAGTCTTAAGGGCATTATTACCGAATCCACCACTCGTGGGGATCAGTGCGTCTTCTGGTATTGGAGTGGAGTCAGGTTTCAGCCATTCCCCATAACGGGCCTTAGCCTCATCCGGGCTCATGTAGGAGACGATAAAACAATATTTGCAGTCGTAGAAGTTGGTGACAGTGCTATCCAGGAGCACGTTGAAGGGAGATATAGACTCCACCGCAACGTCACCCATGTAGAACGTCTTCTCGACAGCTTCGCGCGGAATACCAAGTTGCGCAAGCTCATTGAGATAGATCGACTTCAAGGAACTGTCGGTGATCGGATTCCCCTGAGGATCAAGTATAAACCGCATCGCCTTACCAGCCTGACCATCCCAGCTAGTCCGGAGGTACCCGTGGCTAGCGACGATACTCCAGAGAAGGGCCTCTTCGAGTTTATCATCGAGCTTCAGGTCAGTCCACCAGAACTCCAGGAGACGCTCAGCCATCTGCGCAGCACGCAGATCGTTAGGATCAGACGAACCAGGCGTAGCATTTAGCACCGGCTTGGTCTTCGTCATCTTCGCTAATAGACCCTGTGTCCCCGGCATGATCTGATTGGACTTCAGCCTCACGCGATAGCGTGGCTTGTCCCCGTCAGACGTGGGAAGTTCTTCGATACGTTGAGCATTCTTATTGTAGTACGTATACTGGCGTCCCTGGTAATAGGCCAGGTTCAGTTTCCACTGTACTTCGAGAAGGTTCCTAGCCGTCTTAAGGGCCTGCCACTTCTTCGTCAGATCCGCAGCAGTATTAAGCTGAGAAACCGAGTACATATCGTTCTTTGCACCAGGATTCTGGGGCGTCGGCATCACATTAGGATCAGCCATGAACCTCCCCTCTAGTGCATTTCGATGTTAGCTACGCCTACGGCGTTTTCCAATAGTCGTGCTTCTTCAGCCATCTCGGCTGCAAGTTCTCTGAATGGGTCATTCCGCAAAGGCGGAGCCCTTCTGGAATCCGTATCAACGTATTCCCGATCAATAAGATCAAGAGGCTCCGTCAGATACTTAGGTGTTTCGCTTAGAGTTACGAGCAACTTTCGATGTTCCTTCAGTAGCTCCCTGTGTTCCGAGAGCAATTCCCGATAAGCTGTCGTCAACTCCTGGATCGTCAGCGCCATCTTCATCCTTAACTAGTTTTGCTAGGGCAGCGAGACCTTCGCCGATGCAGCTACTACAGACGAGGCGCTTGCGCACACGACTATAAGGGCCTTCGGTTCGGTAATCGTGCTCATAATCTACCCAATGGACACCCGGACGATCACCGCCGCCACAAATGTAGCAGTCGTCATACAGATATCCGTGTTCAAATAGATGGGCCACTACTTATTTTCCTGAGCAGCCTTAACCTGGGCCTGAGTCTTTTTCTTGGCATCTTTGTCTTCGTTCTTAGCCGTCTTTTCAGCAAGCTTAGCATCGACCACGGCGGGAATAGCTCCGACTTCCTCATTGCGAGCAATTTCAAGAGCCTTGCGGTCAGCATCCGAATGGACGCCTTCCCAGGAAACATTAGCCGATTCGGCCTTGAGCGGAGGAATAACTGCGCCCACGGTCGGAAGTGCGGAACGAACAACCGTAGTTGGCTCAATGTCCAGCTTCTTCTGTTCCTCGACTTCAACCTTCTGCTCCGCGATGGCCTCGTCATAGCCCTCAGGCTTGTCGAAGTCAACGTCCTGCTTTTCAACCTTCTTATCCTCGGCCATTAGTAGCCTCCCGTATGTAAGCGATTATGGGTTCCCCTACCGGGTTTAGTTGGGGTAATACCTAAATGTAGTCCGGCTTCAATGCCGATAACACGAGAATTTCGTTCAGCCCCGTGCCCGGCGTCTCCCGGAATAGGGCCAGTAAGACCGGGATGAGGCGGTCGTCCTACGCCTTCGCCTCCAATGAGAAGACCCTCAATACCTGTGGGATGCTTTTCACCGGGAGCAGGATGGAATCCTCCCTGATCGGGACTAGGTTTAGGAGAACGTGCTCCGTCCCCGCCCTTAACTTTACCCTGGGCTTCGTCACCAGGCATACGGGGAGCCATTAGTCATCACCGTCGTTGTTCTTGCTGGTCTCCGCATTAGTGGGAGTATCCTGCTCGTTAATCTCGTATGTCCAAGCGCCAGTGGCAGTCTTGATCATACCCTTACCGAACACATCACTCGTCCACTCGTTATTGCCGCTAAAGGGCGGCGGAGTCCATGCTCCGCTATTACCCATGATTAGCCGCCAATCTTAGAGCTATCGTGAAGACCGCGACCAGGGCGAACAGGCGGTGGCACGCGATGGGCATGAATCGGCCCCTGTCCACCCGTAGGATCGCGAAGATCCGACGTTTCGCTCTCAGTCTTGACTCCGCTGTTTCCAGCCTTGTTGTCCGCGCCCTGAAGGCCACGGCCAAGAGGGTGAGTGTTATTCCCACCGCTCGGCATAACTTCAGCCATTATTGGCCTCCTTTTGTTTTTGCTTTTCTAGATCAGCACGCAAATCACTACGAATCTCATCTAGTACTTCTTTTAATTTTACTAGGAAATCAGAACTCTTTGGATCTAATCTACCATTCTCCAATGTCAGCACCTACTCCTGCATATTCCCTAGACCATGCTCCCCCAGGAAAAGCCCTACGCGCGCGCTCGTCCATAGTAGTTGGAGGCATCTCGTTGGGATCGGGGGTATTATCTGTAGGAAGAATGGGGAGCAATGCTCCGGCAACCCTCAAGGCTATCTCAACGGAGTCGAGACAGTCGTCCTTCGGGTTGCTAACTGTGGAATCATAATCGATCCACTCGTTGATGAAGTCCATATGATCGGAACGGATCTTAACCCGACCGATCTTAAAGAGCGGAGACATAGAGAGAATCCGCTGGAACTTCTTTTCCTTCGCCATAATTGGGATTACAGGCAACATGCGCTCATCGCGCAGCATGAACTGCGAGAGAGCAGCCTGATAGGCATTCGACTCGATACCCATATACATAGGGCGGTAGATCAAATGCCACTCTCTGATCTTGTCTACCTGATCAGGAAAAGGGATTTTGTCTGCATACTGTTCAAGTAGGTAAGTCTGTCCGGTTTTCCTATCGACCCCCACCAAAGACATAACAAAGCGGTCTGCTGCATCGCTAAGAGAGATAGCGGGGTCAACTCCGATGAAGGTTTCCAAGGTCTCATATCGACCTGTTTCGTTGGGTATGTCACTTCGCTCGTAGTATCTAAGCCAGTCACCTTGCAACTCCCTTCCTGCCATCGCATCGAAGCTCGCCATGAACTCCATGCGGAAACGCATCGGGTGAGTCTGTTCCTTGTAGTAGACCCATTCGTCGGAAGGGAAATGGACATTATCGATTGATCTGTATTCGACCCGCCCCTGTTTAAGATCAGCTAAGGCTTTGTCTGACCAGAACTCATCGTAGAACCAGTTCTTACCATCTGGCGTAGTTGTGGTAATAAGTATGCCTTCGTGATCGGACAGCGACGGTCGTACCACGTCGTAGGCATCCTTGTTAGGGATGAAGGCAGACTCATCGATCCAGAGTATATCAAGGCCAGCGCCTCGGAGGGACTCAGGGTCGTCTGCGGATTTAAAATCAATACGGGATCCGTTAGGAAACTCGAAGAATCCTTCTGTCTTGTTCTCTTCATAGTCTTTACCCTTGATCAACTTACATGTAATAATGCATTCACGAAAGGCACGCTTCGATGGATAACCAACCTTACTGTTCTTGGCGAGAGCCCACACCCACAACGGGCGAGCGTTCGTTTCATTATGCACGTCTAGATGAAAGAACTCTGGATTTAGCATGTAGAAAAGTACTTCCCACGCTGCCGAAAGGGTTTTCCCTCCTCGGCGTCCAGCTACTAGATGGCGAAATCGCGTTAACTTACCATCGTAGGAGTTACAGTGAAAGAGGGCCTGCCAGTAATGCGGGACGTATCCGTGCTTAGCGAACCAGCCCAGCTTAACCAGGTAGGGGGCAATGTAGTCCGTTAGCTCATCGGTAGATAGCCTTGTCGGATCCGACCACTTGAAATCAGGAATCAGATCACCCCCTAGTTATTCTTCGGTACCCCAGGCGTTAATCTGAACAATTCCAGTAACTAGGGCTGTAGACAAGTCAATACGTACAACACCGGTAGTAGGTGTAACAGATAGATATCCATTACCCGGAAGATTCCACTCGAATAAGGTAATGCTTCCGGGAGTTGTAGTTAGAGAAGCTGTAGGGACAAATGCCTGAAACTTAGCAATGACAGGGCCGCCGCCGTTATCCGTAAGGGTCACAGTGATATCGTTTGTGCCAGAGGCAGCATTCATACCAGTAGTACCCTTAATCCCCATTAATCTGAACCTCTTACCCGCCGCTGGAACCCAAACATTAATACCGGCTGTTGCCGCATTCAACGTTACATTTTTCCAAGTTGTGGGAGTACGGTTATCTTCGCTAGACCCCGTAGCTGGGTTGTATAGGTCGCCACCTAAGCGTTCAATCTCTGGCATATACCCTCCTTATTCTGGGCGGGTATTCCCGCACTTAGGACACTTGTTATGATACTTCTTAATGGTCTTATCACAGATTTCGCAGAGCCAATCCTCGAGGGTTCGGATACGACGCCGTGGGTTTACATTACTATTGAACATTCTCAGTCCTGATATGGGTTTCCATGAACATTTCTTCTGCGTAGTAGAGCATACCCTGCATAGTGCGGAGTAGAGAAAGAGGACAATCGGTCTTTTCCTCACCCGCTAAATCTTCTATAGCTCTGTTCGTGTGCCATACTGCTTCCCCCATATGATAACATGCGGCCTGATACGGAGTCAGGTCATCGCGATGATTACGTAGATGGTGCTTGTAGTATGGACTATCCTGGTCACACTTAGCCATTATCTTCCTTGTTGACGGTTCTGATGACTTCGGCGCTCTGTTCGGCAGAACTCTTATCTAGTGCTAGGTCGCGAAGATGCAACTGATGGCCCCACCACATAAAGGCGTTGAGACTAGTTTCACTACGCTGCCCGAATGCGGCCCTACCCCAGGTCTTAATATCCTGGATATCGCTGTTGCGATAAAACTCTTTGTACTCTTCTAGTGTCTTCTCTTTGTATGTCATAGTGCCTCCCCAGAGATTCGAACTCTGACTGTGCAGGTTCTAAGCCTGTTCTCTCTGCCGTTGGAGTAGAGAGGCATGCCGCCGCGACTATTAAGTGGCTCCCGACGGTTCAAACGGATCCTGTCCGTATAGCCACTCCCGTATTTGTCAGATGACGCCCAGGGACGTAAGGGACTCGCTCGTGACGTATGCTGGGCTTGTTCTTATCCAGCAGTAGCAGGCGACTCGGCCAGGGTAGGCTATTGCGCCGTTCACGTCTAGTCAGGAGGGGTGGAGTCGAACCACCGCTTCGAGCGTCCAAGGCCCGGGTGCTTCCATAACACTTCATCCTGATGTGAGCGAATCTAGCGCCTCGCTCAGGCACGCTCCTGTTTAACATCTGGAGTCAAGAGAGGCCATGATAACGGTTCCCACCCCGAGGCAGATGGCAGAGTGCCTAGCTGACTTATTCAGGGCTCCGGGCTCGTTCGGTACCGGCTACTGGCGGCGTATGCCTTACCCTGAAATTCTAGTGCTGAGGGATATGACCCCTCTTCCAAGAATCGCATGTTTTGCAATATGGAATACCATAGCCACTATAGATATTAACGTAGAAATCTTCGGTCTTATGCTTGGTATTCCCACACGACCTACAGATCACGTAGTTGGACTCTACATTGTTGATTTTAAGCATAGCTCTCCTATTGTACTATTTACGCGCGAGATGATGTACGGTACGATTGTACCCAATAGTATACACACTAAACAAGTGTGATCAACTTTATTCGCATATCGATGTTGTAGGATTAAAGAGCACTTAAAGTCCACTATAGTATATATATTGTTCTTCATATTTTTTATATTCTACAAAGAGAATCCCGACGAACACGACTTTTGTTATTAAGAATTTGTAAAGATTTTGCTCATATCCTTGGAAACCCTTTGATAGACTCAAAAAGAATTTTTCCTTGGAGTAGAGAT